CAACAAGGGCAACACCAAGCCCTGTGGTGATGGAACCACTACCATCAACATTTTTGACAATAATTTGAACAACTTCTGGTTCACGAATAACCTGTTGAATTAACATCGAATCCTCCTATATGGATATCGTTTACGCTCTCACAAGGATACGCAGTTCACCAGTTGCCGCATCTTCGCCTGGGTAGAATGTGAATACACCATTTAAATAACCAACAGAGACTCCGGCTGATGCCTGAGTTGTTGGGTTATTCGTTTGAGCGAATAAATGAGACAAATAACCTGGAACAGTTTGCGTCCAAGTATCCGTATCGGCTAATGTGGTAGTCGTAAACTTCGCAAGTATTGTATTAACGTCACCGAAATTAACGCGAGTGACAGTGTCAGGGGTTTTAGCGGCCATGTTAGCCTCCCTTACGCGGTCACGCCGGTTAGTTTTCCATTCTTGCGACGATTACCAGTGACCAAGGACAAGGTGACAAGAATCTGCGCCACTTTTGCATCTTGGTTCGCTGGTTTCACGAACTCGGTCATAATGAAGTCCGTATTATCCTGGACGACCAATTCAAACGCTTTGTCGTGAAGAAGGTAGATCGACCCAGAAGTCGCTTGGGGAGACCAAATCCACGGGGTTTGTTTGAATTTTAGGTTTTGGATTCCGATATCAACCATCGAGTTGTCCGTGAACCGTTCTTGGGGGACCAAGATGGATTCATAATATTCAAACTCGTTTTGGCTAGAGACAATCAGACTCGGAGGAGTGGACGGATTCCGAGCTGACAACGCATTATAAGCCGTGGTCAACGCGGGTCGACCGTTCGCGGCAAATGAACCGCAAGCGGCACTGTACGCGGCCCACCACGTCGAAGAGGTCGGGTCGATCTGACCTTCCGTTCCGGTAGACGCCACAATCGTCGCCAAGGAACGAATCGACTTGGAACCAGGGACAGCGGCGAAAAGGTCCTGTTCCAATTGAAGGGACAGTTGCTCTTCCGCCTGCATCTTCTTGGTTTCCGCCCAATCTTCAACCTTGAACTGGCCAGCGTTCGCGCGCTGAGTAAACCCATCTTGCGAGATGTTGGCATAGTACTGACGCCATTCCCACTGGTCTTTGGTCAACCCATCGACGGGAGTCGTATTCAGCATGTCGTAGCGTTGATACGCACCAGCCACGCCGTTACCATACAGCACGCCATGGGACACAGACGCCCCACCGCGCGATTTAATTTTGTTGTTCTTAGACAGGTATTTGAACACAGTGTTGGAACTAAACACGTTGTCACGAATACCAGGAAGCATGTTGACCATAGTGGTCGTTAGCAACTCGTCAATGTTGCCGACGCCAGCAGTTTGAAGCACGGGAGCTGACATAGTTTTCTCCTATTTAATCTCGATTATCGAGACTTTATTTTTATTCCCTGACGAGCCAGTTCCACCGCTTCCTTCACAGTCAATTTAGCGGCATCTTTCTGAGATAAAAGGCGTTCATTCGACATAGACGCTCCGGTTGGCATTTCAGTCGATCCATCTGCTTTAGCTTGTTGTTTTGCCAAAGCCGCTTGAAATCCCTTCTGAAACACAGCGTCATACGTCGTTTTGGCTTTCTGCCATGCTGTCTCGATGGCTTTCGGCCAATCTTTCGTTGACATATTCGGATGTTCAGCAAGAAATTCCTCGAAGTGATGACGAATTAGTCCGGTATCGTCAACGGAATCATAATCCGGGCGAAGAGGTTCACCCGTCTTAGGATCGGTTGCGGTAGCAAAAGACTTAACGAATGTCATCGCTTCGGCTTCAAGTTTCTCCTGTTTAATCCCGTCAACAGCCTCACGAACTTTTTCGACTTCCATTTGCGCAATACGCCTGTGAAATTCAACAGCTTTCATCGGGTCTGTCTGAGCTTCTTGCCATAACTGCTGAAGTTCAGCTTGGGCCGCGCTATCCGCCGTTTGAGTTTCTTGAGCTTGTTGCGCTTGGAGAGCTTGTTCGTAAAGGCTTGCCTTTTGTCTTAATTCTTCCAGATTGATGCCTTCAAATTGCTTGCGTTGGTTAGCGATTTCAGCCGTCTTCGCCTTATAATCACGAAGCATGTTGTTGTATGCTTCACGATCCTTCGCATTGAGAGTATTGACGTCAACCTTCGTAAAGGTTTCAACGTCGGCGGGTGCGCTCTCTGGTGTCGCTTGGCCGCCAATATCGTGGACCGTGCTTGCGGGCATGGAAGCGGGGGCCGTTACCGGAGTAGCCGCTTGTGCCGTTTGCGTAGGGTCAAGTGTTTCTGTTGGCATTTAATTCTCCTTACAAATTAAGGTGCGTGAGACTCTTGCGTTTTAACGTAAATCGGTTTTTCTTTGCTCTCAATCTTCATTTCTGTTTCGGGAGTATCTAGTTCAACTGAATTAACTTTAACGTAAATTCGTCCATCGTCGTGAATAGACTGAACTTTCCCAATTAGACAAAGTTCGATGTCCTCACCAGGTTTCGCAGACCCAATTTCTTTTTTATTTGTTTCAAAAACTCGCGGAGCGGGCTCAACCTTCGCCCGAAAAATAGCCGCCTTAAGCGGATTATCCATACGCCCTCCCGTATCCTTTCAACTGAGCTTTTGCACGTTCAACCGCATCGTGGACAATGACTCTCGTTTGAGCCCTGCTTTCACGCGGAACATTTGGAACAAAACCACGCTGTCCTTTACACAAGTCGCCTGCCTCGGAAATTCCGCGTTCCTTCATGAACTTGTATTTTTCCATACGAGTACCGAATGCGACCCCATTTCCCTTTTCATCCACAAGGTTCTCGCAAACTTCACCAGACTTAAAATAAACGTCCGGAAGAAACACGGTCCCCGGATAACCGCACAGATCACAAAAGGGAGGCTCGTTCCCCCGTTGTTCCATCTTGTACGCTTTGGTATTTCCGCACGTATCGCAAAACATTATTGAAGAACCCCCATCGGTTCTGCCTGTTGTTCTTGAGGAACGATTCCCATCTCATGCTCACCCATTAATCTTGTCGGCATTTGAAGTTGCGATTCCATAAGCGCACTTTCTAGATTTATCTGTCTGGCTTGAGCTTGACGTTTCTGAGTTTCCGCTGTCGTTTTTGCCGCGTCGACAGACAACTCCCCAGATTTAATTTGAGCCATTTCAGCGTTTCTGATCTGTTCCAAATCAAAGGCTTCTTTGATTTGTGGCAACTGAAGGTCTTTGAGATATTCAGAAACAATGACTTTGACAACCTCGGGGATCGGTCCATTCGTTTTCATCATTAGTTCAAGAGCTTCCCGAAGCATCGCCATACGACCTTCTCGCGTCAATGGAATCGTTGATCCAGCGCGGACTTCCACTTCATATTCTCCCTGAACGTCGTTCTTGTCGAACAGGACCGTTTTCGTATTTTCGTCGTAGGCATCGCCAAGGTTCTTAATGAGATAGGGTTCAGAAAATCCAGTGATCTTAACCATCTTTTCTACGTCGAAGTTCGCCTGGATATGGCCGATTATGTTTTTTGCAATATTCTCGATATGGGTTTCAAGACGATCAACACGTTTACCAATTCGAGTCTTTGCACCTTCGGCCATTCCTTCAAGTTCACCAAGAGTCCGTGTGGCCGTTTTGGTCTGACCACCCTGAGCGAATTCAGGTTGACCGCTCGTCGTATTTTTCAGTTGACGTATACGATCAAGGAGAAGATAAATATCGACGGGAAGAGGACCATAATCGACCATCTTTGTTGCGTCCTGAATGCTCCCTTGCGTCTCCACCTTAATCATGGCTCCGTCGTTGCCCTGCTCAAACTTATCCTGTTCGGCTTCCGTCATCAAATTGCCCTTATAGAGCATTTGACGGTTGAACCGTTTGACGTGGTTCAGGGCCTGAGCAAATAGTTTGATCTCTTCAAGAATTTGAGGTTCAACAGGAGCGATGGTCCCCATTGGGTATGGTTCATCAGGGTTCTCATACCACCACAACAAATTAAATGGAAGAGTTTTATAATAGTTGGGCCATTTGGTGGGTTTCTTTAAATACGAGTTCAGCCCTTCTGCAATCAGGCAAGTCTCACGTTTCTGCACGTCCCAGATTTCCCACAAAACACAAAAGTCAATGTCGTCTTTAAAAACGGAGTCTCGAATGTCTTTCTCTTCCATGTGTGGGTGAGTGGAACCGCGTAAATCGCTAGTCCCTGGGTACATCTTCTTCACCGTATCGAGAGGTTTAATAATCCGGTGGGCCAACCACATCGTATCGTATGGCGGACGCCTTGAACCAACATTAAAAATAACGTCCCGCCATGAGACCTTCATGGAATACAGACCTTCGTCATCTTTTCCATGAAAGTAGTACCCGTCTTTATTCCAGGCGTGTCCCACTAGATCAGCGTCAATCAGTTGACTTTCGATCTCCTCTTTCTGATTAAGCGTTCGCCAATAGTAGTTGATCGCCGCTTCGAGGATCGCCGCACCTTTGGCTGTAGCGGACTTAGTTGGACGGAGTGTAATGTAGGGATCACGGAAGTATAAGTAGGAGATGTCGGTTTGAACCATCGCAAAAACTTGGTTAATCGCCGGAGCTCTGAATTTATTTTCGCCGCTTCCCAAAAATACGTCATAGTTCCCCTTGTACTCGGAAATAAACCGTTCCCATCCATACTCCTGCGCCTTACGGTCGCGCCACTTACGCGCAGTTGCTATACGGTCTTGCCACCGCTTAACTGTCGTCTCTTGAGATTCTCTAGCCATGGTTGAAAAAGTTTCGATCCTTTTGGCCTCTATGGGCCATGTTTAACCACCAATCGCCGGACATATATCCCGCTTCCTGTTTCGTTCCTTCGCGTCCAGGTAATAAAAGCTGAATAGAATAACTCAGGGCGTCAATCGTATCGTCATGTTTCCCGCGCGGGAACGTCGTCAGTTGCGTCTCCAACTCACGTCCGCGCATACTCTCATGATGAAACACGTCCCCGCGCCGATAAAAAGGTTCTAACGACTTAATCCGCATCTCTTTGGCGTTACCAACAATCGGGCTTCGCAACTCCTCAATTGGAAAAAATATTCTCCGAAGGCCCATTTCCCGTTCCAAAGCCCATTTCAAGACACGCTGGAACCCGGTCGTTTCCAACCCCACCGCGTTCGGGCTCCACTTTCTCTGCATATCGAATAGGTTCTCGATAATTCCATGAACGGGCCACTTACCAGCCAAATAATCTAAGACGTAAATCTTTCGGTCGTTCGACATCCCCGTCACAACCATCGACGTTTTGTCGTTGACCTTTCCTTCAGCAATCGCCAAGTCCACCGTCAAGACTCGGTAAAGATCGTCTTTCCTGCCCGTGTAATACTGAAAGTAAGACTGCTTAAAAATCTGGTTCTCTTCATCAATCGGTTCATTCAAATATTGCGCGCTAAACTCCGCCGGAGGCAAACTCTTCTTCAGATACTCGATATAATCCAGGCTCTTCCCCGTCGGGTCAACTTTCCACGTTTTCTTTTCAGTGTCAAAGACCTGGCTAAACTTCTTTGGAAACAAGACGCTCCCATCGTCATCAACGACTTTTTTAACCATCACGTCGTAATAGTCCGCTTCCTTCTCAAAAATCTCAGCGAACGTATCGTCCAAATGCCACCGCGTTCCAACTTCGATGACCTTACCACCCGGCTCCAACAGGTTAATCATTGAACGCCTAAACCTCTTCGCCTTCTCTCTCTGTTCCGCCGTTCCCGAATTCTGCAACCCAATCAAATCGTCCAAGAAAATAACGTCATAGTGTCCGCCCGTCGTCTCGCTCTCAATACCCGTTGTCGCTATTGTCGGTTCCTTCAAACTCTTCTTACGACCTTTAACGATAATTGCGTCTTCCGTCCATCGCCCGCTCTGAAACGATCCAAATATCGCCGGAAGTTTACCGCCTTCTAAATGTCCCTTAATCTCCCTCAAAATGTCCCGGCTTCTGTCCCACACCTGGTTCGCTATCAGAATCCGAATGTTCGGGTTCCTCAAAATAAACTGGATCGATTTCGTAATCGTCACCAACGTCGTCTTCAAATGCCCGCGCGGCAAAAGCAACGCCTTCTTTTTGCTGGGCCGCGCCAAAAATTTGTTCACCTCATCGTGGCACACGTCCCAGTCCTTGTAATCCAGAATCTGAGTCGCCAAAAACTCCATGCTCCGAATACAGTAATCCTTGACCTCTTCAATGCTAAGTACCCTGCTCCCCTCTTCCGTCATCTCTCATACCCAGGGAAAAATATCTCGTCTTTCCCTACGTTCTTGCTCCCATACACCTTATACCCATTAAGCATCACGTGCTTCGTCTTCCCACTCTTCTCCCCACTCAACTCCCTAAACACCTTGTCATTCACAACCACCGTCTGCCCAACCATACCGTCTCCACCAAAGAACCCTATCGCCCCACTGAACCACTCAGCGTCTCTCATACTCCCTTCCCAAATCCCAATCTCTTAACCACCGCCCTCGCTACCTCAGCTAACGCCATCTTCGGTTCTCCATAAAACTTCTTCAACTCCCCAACCACCTCTTCGCACGCCCCAGCAAACGTCTTCTCTACCTTCACAACCTTATTCGGTGGCCTACTCTTTACACAGCACTTACATCCTCCCAACGCCATGCTACCTCCACTCCCCTTCACGTTAAGCATCATCTCTACTTCCTCGGCTTCCTCGGTTTCTTACACGCCATACTAGGTCCCCTTTTGTTTATTCGCAGAGGGGGAGTGGACTAAGTAAAGACAATCACACCCGCCTTGGTGAATAAAATTTTCCAGCCAAAAAGCATGCTTTCTAAAATAATGTCCGATAATCTAGAGTATGTTAAAAGTCACGATTTCTTAACCTCATGACTATCAACGCTTTCAGTGGTGCATGGTGGATTATCTATATTATGTTCAATCTTACCAGGCATCTTAGCACTCTCTTCCTCTACCAGTTCTGCGTCAACAACCTGGCTTAATTTCGTTGATACTGAACCGTTTACGGTGATTTGTATGTTGCTGGCTGGAGCCATTAGCTCCATGCGTGCGTAACGCTCAGGCATGTAGGCTCTCAAATACGCAAGTCTATCAAGCGTTTTCTTAGGGTC